TCTCAATCCGGTATTGTTGTCTGATATTTTAGGGTGGTCGATTGTTGGATTACAGAGATCAGCCATGAAGATGTTCACATCTACTCAAACCATTCAAGGGCTTCTCCAATCTGATGAAGAGGCAAATCCATGCACCCAGATCCTTTTGACAGGATCTACTCAGTTCTTATCCTTGATCTATAGATTGTCTCGCATGGAAGGACCAGAGATGAGGATAAAATCTGTGTTTGAGGAGTGTACACATCTAAGAAACTTCTGGGTGACGGGATCCAAGAATAAAATAGTGGGTGTTACTGGCTATACCCCCCTTGATTTCCCTATTTCTCTGGAAGAACCACCAGATCAACTATCAGGATTCAAGGTCACTCTTGTAGATTATCAAGACAAAAATCCAAAGTATGAGAGAGGACCAGAACCCCCTTACAGAGGAAGGCCTACCAGGGAGAAAAGGTCCGAACATGGTTACAAAATCACCACCTCCTCAGAACCTGAAAGAGCAATTAAGAGATTATCTGATATTATCACTCAACCAGGGTTGTCTGATGAGATGTGCAGACTGATTTCAAATGTCGCTGAGACACGTGGGGATATAAGTTTGGTTGATTCCCTTCCCCTCCTAAGTCATGTTTTTGGAGGAACAATTGGGCATCGATATCAATCTCGTCTAGGGGGAATGAGTGCTAATCTATTAGGGACTGAGACTATTGCAAGCCACTGTATATTATCTACTGATACTGCTCCACCCTTCTCAGGTGGGGAGGAGGATTACCCTATATTCATCCAAAAGATTATGGTTGCTTTGATAGGGCTGATGAACCTCCTGTATCCAGGAGACGAAGGAAAGGTCACTCTCACATTGATCACATCTGGACAATCCTACAGGGCATTAAGGGATGAGGAGATACATGTGAATGACCTGCATCTCCCCCCTCCCCCCTCTTATAGGCACAATCATCTAGTATATGCCTCTGAAGTGTTCCTTGAAAGACAAATATCTCAAGAGGATTTACCAGGGGTGACAAAGTTATCAGTAGGGAAAAATCTTCGCCCGATTGCTCTGAGTGGACTAAGCAGGGTGATTAGACGATCACTATCAGAGTCCCATAGCGCAGCAGCCGTGGCCGACAAGGGATCAGGTCTCATTCACCTGACCCTAGAGCTCTCTGAGATTAAGGGTTGTGGGGTTGCAGCATTATTAACCTTATGCTCCACAGAGATAGCTAGATATGCGATTGATGCCTTGTACTCCAGAAGTGTGGATTCTTTGAGATGGACACCTACACCAGTAATAATGTCACTCTCACTAGGATTAGGCATATCCATAAGCCGTTATCTTAAACACAGGTACTTACAAGATGATCCATTCTTACTTAAGAGCATCCCTCCATCATGCCTAAGATATTCAAGCGGTGGCCGAGATCTTTCTCACCATATCAGTGATCTCATCTCTTCCAAGGCCCTCCAATGGTTTAATCTTCCAATGTCACCTGTCTACACTCACCCGGTTATCTTATTCCAAGATGAGCCAGAAGGTGAAGTATGGAGATGCTTTTGCCAGATAATCAAGAGAATCATCACACAAGCAATCATAGTGGAAGGGTTTCCCATATATAGGGGTTATCAGCTCCTCCGAAGGAACCTTACTGTTGCTATCATGTCCTCTAGAACAGAGGAAGGCAGGGTTGGGATGATCATCCGACTCTGTCATAATGTCAGGCTATGGTTAATTCAGAGAGGATGCCCTATAGCAGCTTCACGTTTAACAGACCTCATAGAGGGGCGAGAAATATATAGGATCGGTATATCCTGTTATGAAGCTAGTCGATTGTTTAGAGACTTATCCGTGGTTACTGTCGTACTCCCCCTACAGAGCAATCTTCAAGAAACCGGGATGGCTCCCTTAGTGATAGAGTGCACCCAACTGACAAGGGATCCATGTGATGTTCCATTACCGAGTCCCCAATGGAATTACCCCCACAATAGAGTGCAGTGGGATATGTTCAACTATCATCGACTTAAAGGTCGGGTATACGGTGGAGATTCTTCTGTAGCCTATTCATATGGTGCCCTTGGTTTATGTTTGCCAAACAAGGAGGTTTTGATAGTCGGATGTGGGTTGGGGAGTGGAGCTGCATGTTTAATCTCCATAGGACTTCCACGTGTCTATGGATTAGATCTACATAGTGACATTGACCCTCGTTGTTGGCTTGATGGTAACCTCACCCCTCCAGTAATCCTGTCACTTCAGATGGAGACAAAATTTGATAGGGTGCGAACACATGGAGATTATGATAGTGATATCTTTCAGACAGCAACTCAGTTATTGATCAGGAGTTATTTAGGAAGATCTGGTATTCTCCTTGTTGATATCCCAATTAGAAATCGACTTATGGCCCTCCATTTGTTAACTGCTTGCAAGAATATCAGAGTAGGAGGGTTGTGCGGAATTAGACTTATCATGCATATTGCATGCATTGAGGACATGGTTGGATACATATACCAAGAGTGTTCTCGTATCCAACTAATCCCAATATTCTCAAAAGATGGGATAGCGGAAGTCTGGATCTTGTTTACAGTGGGTGATGCTGAATTCTCTGGCAGTGCAAGGGTACCTCTCCCCGATATTAATAATTGTAGGCAGCAATGGATTCCGGCTCAAATCTCCTCCATTGGGGGAATAGAATACCTGAGGACACTGTTGCTTGCCGGGTATGCCAAGATAACAATCGGTGAGTATGAGGCCAGTGCTTTAGCCCTGGAACGGATGTTAGGTGCTTCAATCGGGATCTCAAGCCATCGGTTTACATACCATCAATGGACACAGCTTATCGAGAGTTGGATTTCTTTCTTGATCTTAATCGACCCTGCTAGGGATAGTGTCATTGAGACTGTAATCCAGCAATCAATGACAACCATTGTAATAGCAGGCCATACAGTCCCTACCAATGTCACTCTTCACTTGAGACGCAAGCTTACCAGAATATTACCACGACTTATCAATGTTTAAACTTTTAAAATGTAGGCAGTTGTTCTCATTCTTGTATGGTTATTCTCTCCTCAACTCAACTGAGTATTGACTAAACAAAATAACTAACAAGAGTGCAGGTACTTGGGGTCATGAACCACTCAGAGAAGTTGGAATGAGGAAGGTCAATATCACTGACTTGGCAACCTCAAACCAACGGGTAGAGGCCACCAAAAGAAACCAGGTGTGATCGCAGAACGACCGGAACCCACCGGAACACA